AAGCTCTGATAGAGTATAGAACAAAAAAAGCTGAAGCTGCGGCTGATGGTAAATCAAAACCACTTGTGAGTGATTACATCGGCGAATGTATTCTTAAGATCGCCACCCGCCTATCTCATAAACCCAACTTTATAAATTACTCTTATCGAGAAGACATGATTCTTGATGGTGTGGAAAATTGTATTCAGTACATTGACAACTTCAATCCCGAACGATCAAGCAATCCCTTTGCATACTTTACGCAGATTATTTACTATGCATTTCTTCGCAGGATTGCTAAAGAAAAGAAACAAAGTTACATTAAAGGCAAATTGATTCAGGACATGCCATTTGATATGTTCGAGACGCAAGAACACGATGATGATAAAGAATTTCATAATCAGTACATGGAGTTTATGCAACAAAATTATCAGGTAGACGATTTTATTGCACGTAAAAAAGCCAACCGTAAAAAGAAGGCTCAAGTTGATTTAGATGATTTTTTAGGTGATAAAAATGACGACCTCGATACAAAAAATGATTGATAAAATTAATAGTAATTACAGAATCACTTCATCTAGAACGAGGGCTAGATTAAAAAAATTAAAAAAACGCAGAAAACGGTTTCAGAACAAACTATCTTGGGACATAACTGATAACATATTTAATTTGAATAAAATTATGGAAAATCAAACCGATAAAATTTTTCTAGGCGTTTCAGATTTTGAAGACCTAGTTACATCTGAGATTATGCGTAAGCGCGTCAGTGATAATCTCTCCACAGTGCAGCGAGAAACAACTGTTCTCTGCAATCGATCACAATGGCAGAAGTGGGCAGAAGTACAATTCAAAGATTTTATGTTTGTTCAGACCAATTCTTCTTCTGGGTTTATTGTTGAAGAAAAGACTAACAACCTAATTAAATTTTTCGTCAACAGTAACTCTACTGAGGTTCGCGCATTCGGTGATGATGATTTCGTTAAGGATGTTATTGATGTTGTTGAATCTGCTTTTTCTGTCGTCACTTCTTACATTGAGTGGATTTATTCCAGTGATGGCAACTCGGTTAATGTGCCATTGAATCGTGATCGCCTTCCCGTTGCAGAGATGTACCCATTCTTAAATGGAGAATCTCTTGAGTCATATTATGACCGTTATATGGAATCATCTGCTAACATTCTTCTGCTGATTGGTCCTCCTGGAACTGGTAAGACAACATTCATTCGAGGATTGCTTGCGCATCGTCAATGTTCTGCAATGGTAACGTATGATGCTGGTATTCTCGAGAAAGATGCATTTTTTGCTGGCTTTATTGAGGATGATGCTTCGGTTATGGTTCTTGAAGACTCAGACACATTCCTGAAATCTCGCTCTGATGGTAACACGATGATGCATCGATTCCTTAATGTAGGAGACGGTCTGGTTACCACTAAAGGTAAGAAAATGATTTTCTCAACCAATCTTCCAAGTATCCGCGACATTGATTCTGCGTTGATTCGACCAGGAAGATGTTTTGATATCGTCTCCTTTGATCTTCTGACTGGCGATCAAGCAAATATTCTTGCTAAAAAACTTGATGTTACTTTGCCAGTTCGCCCAGGCGGTAAAGAAAACGACAAATATTCTATTGCTGAAATTTTTAATCAACAATCTCAAAAACCGCAAAACTGTACCATGAACAGAAAAGTGGGGTTCATTTAATCGTGACGAATGTTAATATTAAATTTGTAAACTTGGAGATTGCATGAGTAAGGTTGCCATTATAACAGATCAACATTTCGGCGCGAGATCGGACAGCATCGCTTTCTTAGATTTTTTTCAGAAGTTTTATGACAATATCTTTTTCCCAACCATTGAGAAAGAAGGTATTGACACTGTCTTGATTCTTGGTGATACTTTCGATCGTCGCAAGTATATCAACTTCTATTCTCTGCATCGAGCAAAAGAAATGTTCTTCAACCTGCTTGCAGCTAAAGGTATTGAAGTTTATATGCTTGCTGGAAACCACGACACATACTATAAAAACACAAACGATGTAAACTCTCCTGATCTTCTACTACAGGAGTATGGCAACATAACTGTAATTGATACCCCTAGAACCATTAACGTTCATGGTGTCGATATTTGTATGATGCCATGGATATGCCCGGAAAATTATCAAGAGTCGCTTGACCACATTAAAACCACAATCGCTGAAATCTGTATGGGACATTTTGAGATCTCTGGGTTCGCGATGTATAGGGGGATGACATCTCATGAAGGCTTGGGTAAAGAAACATTCGGAAAGTTTGATATGGTTTTTAGTGGGCATTATCATCACAAAAGTGACGATGGTCATATTTACTATCTGGGAAACCCGTACGAACTCACCTGGCAAGACTTTAACGATCCCAGAGGGTTTCATCTGTTTGATGTATCAACCAGAAAACTTGAATTTATCAGAAACCCTTATACTATGTTTGCACGAATCGAATATAACGACAGAGACCAAGAACCACTCGATTTAGATGCTTTAGATTTAAAAGAGTCATATGTAAAATTAGTTGTTGTCAATAAAACTGACTTTTATAAATTTGATAAATTTATTCAGAAGTTGTACAATAAGGGTTGCCATGAAATTAAGATTGTTGAAGATATGTCGGAATTTCAAGAAGGTGAAATTGGAGAAGAAATTAACTTAGAAGACACTCTTTCTGTACTTTCTAATTATATCGACTCTGTTGAAACTGATGTTGATAAAGAACAAGTTAAAACGTTTATGAGAACCTTATACACAGAGGCTGTTAACTACGAAGATTAAGTTGGCAACAGTTTTAATTTGTGATTTATCTTTTATTTGGAAATACGTATAATGCAACAACTTGAGATTAAATTTTTCTTTCCACTAACAGAACAAATTCCACTTGATTTGGATTTTAGTCCCTGTTATGAGTATGAAGCGAATAAACGAGCAGAAATTATTTCGCGTTCTACTCTGAGTGTCAATGGCGGCGGTATCGTGAACACGATGGCATTCACCGACTTACATCAATCATTTAGTATTAACATCGACCAAACACCATTAACAGTCGTTTCTAAAAATAAACCCAACATCTTTAGAAGATATCTCTACAAGATTCTGGGCGTAACCTGGAAAGTTAAATGATAAACTTTAAGTCTGTCAGCTGGTCTAATTTTCTTTCAACTGGTAATGTACCGAACAAGATACTGTTGAATAAGTCTCCAACCACTCTTATTATTGGTAAGAACGGTGAAGGGAAAAGCACAATCTTAGATGCGTTGTGTTTTTCGCTATTTGGAAAACCATTCCGCAATATCAACAAGGGGCAGCTGGTAAATTCTATCAACGGTAAAAAGTGTCTTGTTGAAGTTGAGTTTGGTGTTAATGGTAAAGAATATAAGATCGTTCGCGGCATTAAACCAAACATCTTTGAAATTTGGGTTGATGGTGTGATGATCAATCAGGACGCTGCTGTTAAAGATTATCAAAAGGTTCTTGAGCAACAAATCCTTAAACTGAATTATAAGACATTCACTCAAGTGGTTATCTTAGGGTCTGCATCATTTGTTCCATTTATGCAGCTACCGTCAACTCAACGCAGAGAAGTCATTGAAGACATTCTTGATATTCGTATCTTCTCTACGATGAATCAGTTATTAAAAGAAAAACACCAAGACACCAGAAATCAAATTCAAAAAATCGAAGCGGAACTTGCCACTGCAAAATCTAAAGTTGATGCGCAACAAACGCTCATCAAAACTATTAGCGACGCGAAGACTGAGACGATCAAAAATATACAAACAAAGATTGAATCCAACTCTTCTCAGATATTCAACACAACCCAAGAAATCGCAGCGATTATTTCACACATCAATAATCTTAAAGAGAGTATCGCGAACAAGGAACGGCTTGTTGAAGATATCGATAAGGCAAAGTCAATAAGAGCGAAATTAAATCAGAAAATAGAAACGTGTGAACATAACGCAGAATTCTTCACACAGAATGATGTATGTCCACAATGTAGCCAAGATATTCCGGAAGATTACAAGTCTAAAATTATCTATGACTTACAATCTAAAATTGAAGAAAGCGATAAAAAAATTGGTGACCTTGAAACAGTTTTAGACGGGCTTCAGCATAAATTAAAAGATATTAATATTATCGTGGATCAAATCACTGATAAGAATATTGAACTGTCTACTAAAAACTCCACAGTAACATTATTGAATGCGCAAATCGAAGAACTAAAACAAGAGATTGAAGATCATAAAGCTAATACTGCTGATGTGGACACAGAAAAGAAAAAACTGAAAGAACTAGCCAATGATGCACTAGAAAAGATAAAACAGAAAACTAATCTTCAAGAAACTCGCAACATCCAAGAAGTTGCATCAGCGTTGCTGAAAGACACTGGCATCAAGACTGCTATTATTCGCGAATATCTGCCAGTGATGAACAAGCTGATCAACAAGTATTTAAATTCTATGGATGCTTATGTTCAGTTTGAATTAGACGAAGCGTTCAATGAGACTGTTAAATCTCGCCATCGTGATGAATTCACATACGCTAGTTTCTCAGAAGGCGAAAAGCAAAAAATAGATTTAGCGATTCTATTCACGTGGAGGCAGATCGCTAAAATGAAAAATAGTGTTAATACCAATCTTCTGTTGATGGATGAGATATTTGACTCTAGTTTGGACGCGCAAGGCACTGATCATCTGATGAACTTGTTATCTCAAATAACCAATGACACCAATGTTTTTATAATCTCGCATAAAGGAGATCAGCTGTTTGATAAATTCAGGTCAGTTATACGGTTCGAAAAGGTGAATGAATTTTCAGTCATGAAATGATGTGCGCCTAGTCACGTAAGTTGTTGATTTTACAAGTAAAAAATAAACCCTACTAAATGTAGGGTTTTTGCATTTAATGCTTGCCTTTTATTCAGATTTGGGGCATAATTACGTTATTGATTATGGAGAATGTGATGGAAATAAAAGCAACTGACTTATCTGCTCGACTTCTGGCGAATGAAAATCTTTCAATCGTGCGCGCTCGTGCACGCACTGCATCCTTTGACATTAAGAGTCGTGTTCTGACTCTGCCGATTTGGAAAGAGATGACGCCTGAAGTTGAAGATATGCTTGTCGGGCATGAAGTTGGTCATGCTCTTTACACGACTGAAGATTACATCAAACCTATCGAAGAAAATCATAAACTTATGAGTTATATGAACGTCATTGAAGACGTTCGAATCGAAAAATTAATCAAACGTAAATACCCTGGTCTGCGCAAGCGTATGAACGAGGGTTATAAACAATTAAATGACCGCGACTTTTTTGGTGTAAAAACTATTCAGGACTTTGACGATCTTCTTCTCATTGACAAGATTAATCTTTATTTCAAAGTAGGATTTGACTGTGGCGTTAAATTCACGTCAGAAGAAAAGGTGTTTGTCACTCGCGCAGAGCAATGCGAAACTATTGATGACGTTATCTCGCTGGCGAAAGATGTCTATGAGTTCTCCAAACAGAAAGCAGAAGAGCGTGAGCAGCGCATGGGCGACCAGGGTTTAGAAGAAACTGATGAAGAAGATGAAGTGTATGATGTAGTTTCAACACACGATGACGAAGAATGGGATTTAGATGATATTGGAGATAATTCTACAGACGGCTCAAGTAATTCAAAACAAGGCTCTGATCCTTCTGAAGAAAATTTGGAATCTAAAACTGATCGTGCGTTCAAAATCAAACTTGATGCATTGGCTGATGAAAACACTAAGTACAATTATTGGAAATTTCATCATTCTTCTTTTGACGAAACTGTCATTGATTACAAAAGAATACTTAATGAGACCAAATCACCAGCAGAATGGGCTGATATCAGCCCATTCGATGCGCCGCGGGTTATATCAAAAGAGTTTGATCAATTCAAAGTTGAAACTGCTCGTACCGTGAATTATCTCGTTAAAGAATTCGAGATGAAAAAATCTGCTCAACTCTACAAACGTTCACAGATTTCTAAAGTTGGTTCTATTGATATGCGTAAAGTTTATGCATATAAACTTAAAGATGATTTATTTAAGCGTGTTACTGCATTGCCCCAAGGTAAAAATCATGGTATGGTCATGCTCGTTGATTGGTCTGGTTCTATGGACAACGTTCTTATTGATACTATCAAACAGGTCATCAATTTGGCACAATTCTGTAATCGCGTTCAGATTCCATATCGCGTGTATGCTTTTACTAGTGGATATTTTGATCGCGCGAGATCTCGCAAAGATTACAATGAACTATACACTCGACACGAAGCGGCGAGAAAAAAAGTCGGAAACTGGCTCAATGTCAGCGCGACTCAATTTCGTCTATTGGAATTGTTCTCCAGTAAAATGACCAATAGCGAGTTTAATGCTATGTCTGCTCGTCTTGTGCATCATCGTTTCACTCACAATAAAGGCTATGCCACACACGGAACTCCATTGAATGAGGCTCTCGCTTTCGTATATGAAAACCTTGGAGATTTCATCAAGACCAACAATATTGAAAAAACTACATTCATCACTCTGACTGACGGTGCAGGTGCGCAGCTGCAAGGCGTTAATACTCGTCCACCGCTTTCTCCCACGGCTTATGAAGGTGATGGTCAGCACTTTAAGTATATTAAACAAAAACATTTTATTAAAGAGGAAACAACACAAAAAACATACGAATTGAATAATTATTCGACTAATCAAACTGATGTTATTTTGCGTATGATTAAAGATCGTTACAAAGTTTCTGTTGTAGGATTCCACATATGCAGCAACAACAAACGCGATTTGAAAAATGTGATCGAAGCTAACATTCCAAATTACACCGGAGATATCCTCGGACTTATCGAAAATTGGAAAATGCAATTTCGCAAAAACAGTTTTGTGTCTATTAAGAACACTGCTCGTGATGAGTTGTTTATTATTCCCCAGTCCTCTACAAAAATTGAAGAAGGAGAACTTGAGGTCACAACCGACGCGACTGTAAAAACAATCGCGAAAAACTTTAGTAAATATCTAAATGTGAAAAAGACTAGCAGAGTACTTCTGAATCGATTCGTGGCACTTGTGGCATAACCACCACATCTTTCTAAATTGCTGCAAAAAATGCTTGCCTTTTATTGCATTTTAATGTATAATATTATTATTGAAACTTGATTATGGAGATTTGTGATGGCAAAAATTGATACACAGTTCCGCGAGAAATTTGAACAAAAATTGTTCGAGATGTATCCTGACGTTCAGACTAAATGCGTCGTGAGTCGCCCTCAACTTGTAGAAGTTATGGAGCGTTTAAATACTGATAAATTTCCTTTGTGGCTTATGAAAGAAAAAGTTGGTCGCGGATTATATGCAGTCAGCAATGCGGTGTCTGTTGATACCCGCGCTACAGTGAAAGATAAACCTGTGAAACAAGAATCGTTCGTGGTGGATTACACCGACACTAAATCACTCATTCCCGTTAAAGACGCGAGTTTTGTACCTTTTGGTAATTATAATGACTTGGAAAATATCATTAAATCTGGTATTTTCTATCCAGCGTATATCTCTGGTCCAACTGGTAATGGTAAATCGACGATGGTCGAGCAAATTTGCGCGAAACATAAACGTCCTTTGATTCGAGTAAATTTGAACATGATGACGGATGAAGAACAACTCATCGGTTCTAAAACTCTTATTGACGGTAATGTGCAAATTGTTGAAGGTCCAGTGCTCATCGCCATGCGAACTGGAACGACGATGCTACTTGACGAAATTGATGCGGGAGCAGCAAACACCCTTCTCTGTTTGCAGCCGATTCTTGAGGGTAAGCCATACTACTTCAAACTCAAAAACGAGATGATTGTTCCTGCGCCTGGGTTCAATGTGATTGCTACAGCAAACACTAAAGGTAAGGGATCAGACGATGGTCGTTACATCGGCACTAATGTGTTGAACGAAGCATTCCTGGAGCGTTTTGCTGTCACGTTTGAACAGGATTATCCTGCTGCAAAGGTAGAGATTAAGATTATCAAGAATTTGATGCAAACTTATCAGTGCGTTGATGATGAGTTTGCAGAAACTCTCGTCAAATGGGCTGAAGCAATTCGTCGCACTTTTGCTGATGGTGGCGTAGACGAAACAATCACAACTCGTCGTATGATTCACATCGTTAGAGCATTTGCCATCTTTAAGAACCGCTCAAAGGCTGTAGAGCTTTGCTGCAATCGATTCGATGCCGCGACTAAGTCTGCTTTCATTGATTTATATGATAAGGTGGCGACCCCACAACCAGAAGTTGTGTCCGATGATATACTAACGGTAAATCCTGCCGGGAACCAAGAAATTCCGTTTTAACCGGAGAAACTAGGTGGAGAAACTGCTCCATACGCCTCGTAAAAAGTTGCAAAAAAGTGTTGTCTTTAATTTGTAATTAAGGTATAATATACCTGTGGTACTTGTGAAACTTCTTGAAAAAGGAAATATACTATGTTGAAATTTACAAATCTGTCCTTGGCACAAAAACGTTTCGTGGTTGCCGTGATTGAATCTAACCCGCACTACAAAAAAGATCCTCAGATCACTCTGAAAGAATGTGCTGCCATTTATAACGCTCTCCGCGATCAACGAACTGGTTCGAAACACGAGAAAATCGGTTACCCTAACTGGCTGTTCAATAAAAATAAAGTTGAACGGGGTGTGTATCAACTACCTATTCCAACACCTCAACAACTTTCTGAATATCAACAAGAACTTAGCGGCAAGATGTCGCCCGTCGCTAAGGCTAAAGCTAAGGTTGCGAAAGTTCAGAAAGCTAAACCTGTTATGGTTAAGAACACTACCGTAGATAGTGCAGAGAAAGAAGAACAGTTGGAAGCATCTCGTTTACAACAGATTGTAGATGAGTCGGTTGAATACGACGCCGATATTGAAGACTTCAATCAGATTCTTAAAGATAATGGTATTGAAATTTAATGCACAACTATCATCCGTCGCTGGAAGGTACGCCATCGCCTTCCAGCGATTCTTTTCATTCGATGGCATTACATAATGGAGATATCATTTATGTCGAAACAAGCAAAACTACTCAATTACCTAAACACTGGTGCTGAAGTGACTGCTCGTCAGATCTCTGGATCTTTTGGTTTGAAAAACCCTCATGGCGCAATCTATGAACTGCGCAATCAAGGTCACTGCATTTACAGCAACAAGGCTAAACTAGCTAACGGTACTGAAACTACTAAGTACCGTATTGGTCGCCCAACCAAGCGTATGGTCGCCATCGCCAATGCTGTTGCTGGCTCTCAGCTATTCACTCGTAGCTAATCAGCCAATGGGTACTCTTTGAGTATCCATTAACGGTTTCGTTAGGAGATAACATGAATACTACCGATAGAAAAAAACAAATTGATGAAATTATAGCCAGTCAGAAAGTTGACTGGTCAGCCGGTCACAATGCTACGACTGGCGGTAGAAAGTTTGATGGTGGCAAACTACAGTATGGTCTACTTCCACCACTTGCCTTGGCAGAAACCGTAAAGGTGCTGACTTTCGGCGCAGAGAAATATGAACCCGATAACTGGAAGTTCGTACCAGATTCCAAACGCAGATACTTTGATGCGCTGCAACGACATTTGTGGGCATGGAAACAGGGTGAAGTATTGGACTCAGAATCCGGAGTTCATCACCTAGCTCACGCAATGTGTTGTTTAATGTTCCTCTATGAACATGATGTGAAATACTCTAAAGATGAAAAATGATTAAAATGTTTTTGACGTTTAGCCGTTTTTAGCGTATAATGTATTATACATAGTGATGTAGTTTAAATTGACAGGAGAAATAATGAAACTTAGTAAAGAAACCTTGGCATTGTTTAAGAATTTTGCGAGTATTAACCAGAATCTTCTTTTGAAAAATGGTAATAAACTTGCCACTATTTCTTCACAAAAGAACGTGATGGCAGACGCGACCGTCGCCGAAACATTCCCAGATTTTGCAATCTATGACTTGAATGAATTTCTTGGCGCCATGTCGTTGTTTGATGACCCCGATCTGGGTTTTCAAGAAAAGTTTGTGTCTATCAGTCAGGGTAGTATGAAGATTAAATTCTTTGCAGCTGACGCTTCTGTTCTCGTCGCTCCACAGAAAGCGATCACATTCCCTGAAGCAGAAATCAACTTTAGTTTGTCTGCTGCGAATCTGAATATGATTAATAAGACTGCTTCTGTTCTTCGAGCAGCAGATGTGTCAATCGTTGGTGATGGGTCTACCGTCACTGCAGTTGTAGGCGACAAGAAGAATGCTAGTGGAAACTCTTTCAGTGAACCAGTTGGCACCACTGACAAGACATTTAAAGTTAATCTGAAAGTAGAAAATTTGAAGATGTTGCCTGGAGATTACGCGGTATCAATCTCAAGCAAGAAAATCTCTCGTTTCAAGTCCCCAAACAGCGATCTAGTTTATTATGTAGCGGTTGAAGCTGATTCCTCATTCGAGTTCTAATATGGAAGACCCATTTAAAAAAATGGTTGAGGATTTGTGTTCCGTTCAACCAATGGATTCTAATATTATGAAGAATCTATATCAAGCAGGTGAAACTAAAGAGGAATTGGAGAAACAGGGATATAAACCTGTTTCTCGTATTGGTTTGTTGTGGATTAAAGACGAATCCCTTCCTGATCCACCTGCGCCTTAACTTGTGAATGGAGTTTTATTATGATTGAATCTCGTGATGACCAGTTTTTGTGGGTTGAAAAATATCGACCACAAAACATTGATGCGTGTGTTCTTCCGGAAGGGTTGAAAAAAACCTTCAAAGAATATATTGCTCAAGGAGAACTTCCCACATTTATGTTCACTGGCACTGCAGGCGTAGGTAAAACTACTGTAGCCAAAGCACTGTGTAATGAAATTGGTGCTGAATATATTATGATTAACGGTTCGGACGAAGGTCGTTCGATAGACATCCTACGCACTACCATTCGCGGGTTTGCATCAACAGTTTCGCTCACTGATTCTAAAAAGGTCGTCATCATTGACGAGGCTGATTATATGAACCCGCAATCAGTTCAACCTGCGTTGCGATCATTTATTGAAGAATTTTCTGCAAACTGTCGATTCCTCTTCACGTGTAATTTTAAAAACCGCATCATTGAGCCGCTTCATTCTCGGTGTGCTGTTATTGAATTTAAGATTGACAATTCTGAGAAACAAGCCATCGCTGCAACTTTCTTCAAGAGAGCGACGCAGATTCTCAAACAAGAAGATGTACAATTTGATCCTAAAGTTGTAGCTGAACTTGTCACTAAACACTTTCCTGATTATCGGCGTATTCTTAATGAACTACAACGATACTCCGTGAATGGTAAGATTGATTCTGGCATTCTGGTGAATATGTCCGAAGAATCTTTCAAGAGTCTCGTCAAACTGATGAAAGAGAAAGATTTCACGGAAGTGCGTAAATGGGTAGCTAAACAATCTGATGCGGACACTACTACTCTTTTTCGCGAACTTTACGATTCTTCTGCACAACACATTGAAGCGAACAGCATTCCTCAGCTAGTTCTTATTCTAGCTGATTATCAGTATAAGGCAGCATTTGTGGCTGATCACGAACTAAATATTATGGCAGCACTTACTGAAATTATGGGTAATTGCAAATTTAAGTGAGGGTACAATGGAATTCTTTTTAGTTTTTTGTGTGTGTCTTTTCTTTTGGTTACACGGTGTATTTACTGGGTGGAACCTACACAAACAATATACCAAGAACGGATCGCAACAGCCCGTCCTTCCGGATGATGATGAAAAGAACGAACAAGAAGATCTTGTACGAATCACCATCGAAGAACACCATGGTGTATTTTATGTCTACAATAAAAAAGACAATACATTCATGGCACAAGGTAAAAATAGGCAAGAAATAGAAGAAGTATTGAGTTCTCGTTTTCCCGGAAAACGCTTTGCAGCGACTTTAGAAGAGCTGCAAAAACTAGGTGTGCATGCGTGACTACCGCGATATAGCGATTAACCTTTTTATTATGGAAATTTATGTCTTTATCACCATTTGACTTTATTAATGCTATTAGTCTAACTAAGAAAGATCTGATGGCAGACGACGAACTGGCGCATAAAGACTATGTACCATTTATCGTAAATCGTGGTTTGTCATATTTTCCAGACACGATATTATATGCCAATGAAATGAATCTTAAGGCAGGTATACCTAATGATTGGCAGTTCTCTTTTTACCTAAATAGTATACCAAAGAAAAAAAGATTCAGTAAATGGCATAAAAAAGACACTGAGACTGAATCTTTTCGAATGGTCAAAGAGTACTACGGTTATTCTGATGAGAAATGTAAAGAAGCCTTAACTGTTCTCACAGATCACCATTTGACTATGATAAAAGAAAAATTGTTTAAAGGTGGAAAATAATGACTATAGAAATGGTTTACTACGACTGGACACCAGAGTCGATGCTTGAAGTGAGTCTGCCAGAACCAGACAACTTTCTAAAAATCCGAGAGACTCTAACTCGGATTGGCATTGCCTCCAGAAAAGAAAATAAGCTATATCAATCTTGCCATATTTTACATAAACAAGGTAGATATTTCATCGTACACTTCAAAGAATTGTTCGCTCTTGATGGTAAAGAATCTAACATCACGAGTGGCGATATTGAAAGAAGAAACGCTATTGCCAGTCTGTTGGCTGACTGGGATCTTTTAAAAATACTAAATACTGCACAAGCAGAACAAAAGGCATCTTTATCTCAAATCAAGGTAGTTTCTTATAAAGAAAAAGACCAGTGGGAATTGGTGCCCAAGTATAATATTGGGGCTAAAGTTAGGCGCTCCTAAATTTGAGGTATTTTAAAATACCTATATCATCACTTATAACATTGAAAGGAAATACAATGACACAATTGACATTTGAATTGAGCGT